CTTCATAGCAATTTCTCCTGTTATGCCAGTGCGTAACGCCCTTTGCGCGTACCCCAGCCTTGTTCCATCATGTCAATGACTTCTTGTCCGGTGCCTTCATACGGCTGCTCTTCTTCCGGTTTATGCGGTCGATATACGTGCATCATCGCATAGCGCAATTCATCCGCTGCATGGTCTTCTGCATGAGTGTCCAGATCCTCCGGATTCTTATTGCTTCTCGGCAACGCCGGCATGGTTCGCATCAGTGCATCGTTCCATCCGTTAAAGCAGAAAAAGCGCTCTTTAATCAGCGCGTCGTTAATTACACGCCATCCGGTGATGCGGTCGTTGGATGCTCTGGTTAAAAACAATCCGCGCTCTGCAAACACATCTGCCGGTGAATGAGAAATAGCAGCCGACAAACGGCGCTTGGTAAACATCGAAGGATCGCAATAGATGGTTTGTGGGTAGCGTCCATCCGTAAACGGACAACTCTCAATCATCTTGCAAATGTTGTCTGCATGTTGCGAGGCACTGGCGTTGTCCTGGTAATATTCTGCGATGCGATAGACGTTGCCATCGTAGTCTACCGTGTACAGGCCAAAAGAGGTTGGTGCAGCTTCGCCGTAGTCCATAGCGCCAAACAACGGCCAGTGTTCGGGTATTTCGTAACTGTTAACGGCAATCTTCTTTTCGTTCCAGTTGGTGAAATATTGGCCGACAAACGCATCCCAATCGCCCTCCAGCCATGCCTTTACCAGATGATCGTCACCTACACCCTTCAGCCGGTTTATGTAATTCGGATCACGTTCTAACAAAATTTTGTTATCGGTGACAACGGAATGAATGTAAATGCGCTTCATACCGTCTTCACCCTCGATCACGGTGCCTTCCGGTGCAGGGTCGATAAAGTATTTTTTTAAATTTTGGTGATTCGGCCCACCGGGGTTACCAGAACTGACAATTTTTTTGTCCGGAACATCAGCACCCCCTGACCGCAAACACGCTTTTAGCTTGTTATACGCCTTGAGGTCATTAAAAGACCCTAACTCGTCAAAAGCTATGTACGAAAAACTCATGCCCTGATAGTGATCTGCATCAATTTCGTTTTCAATGTGTCGCAATTTAAGCGTTGCGCCATTCGGAAAGACCCACGTATGGCTTCCGACCTTGTATTCTGCATCCGGATAAAATTCACGATACATTTTGCGAGTAAGGTCAATAATTTCGTCCAACTCCGGGTAGGTTCGCCTAAACAGCACCCCCTTCCAGTGTTCACCGTATTTTTCCACACCCATCAGGAACATGTAGCATAGAATAAAACTTTTACCTGAACCTCTACCACCGGCGAAAAACAACTCGTCAACAAAGTTGCAACGCACTGCCTTTTCTTGTGGGCCGGGTTGCGGTTGCCAGTTCATTTCGCTTTTACCTTGACTTTTTTCGGCTTTTCAACCGGAACACTACGCCAATCCTTGTTTTCTCGGTGCAGACCGCCCCAATTATCCACAATCTTGGGCGCACGACTATCGGTTGGATAGATTTTTGGCCGATAGGTCTGCTCTTCAAGTATCATGCCACTGTTTCCTCAACTGTGTATTGCGCTTCCACCATCTGCTCGTTCTGTTTCAGCCATTCCTCGTAGCTCTCGGCCACCGGCGGCGCGTTCAACGGCCTAACTTCCACCGTATGCTCGACCTGTAGACGGTTATCGCCCACTTCTTCGCGGATCTCTTTCAACACTTTCAACTTCAGCGCTACACGCTTGTCGTCGATCTTGTTGTAAATCTCTTCCAGTGCCAAAACCCGGTTCTTTCGCCAGGCCAACGGCACCTCGTCAAAATTCTTACGATCTCGCTCCAGTGCCTCTTGCAGTGCTTCTTTGAACTCCGGCTTTTTGCGCCACGCAGCCACCGTAGACCGATTCACATCCAGTGTTTTGGCTACTTTCTCTCCGCACTTGTCCGGATTCCACCGATCCAGCACGATCAGTTGCACTGCCTGTTGCTGTAGTTCGCTTAACGCCATCAGTAACTCCACAACGCAGGGCGCGGAACATGAAACCCGTCACCCGACCCGATAACGTCCAGATGCAAAAACCTGTTTGATCCGGACTGCTGAACCCCGATACCCGTAAACCCCAGCTTCACCGCTGCAAAAAGCACCTGATAGGCAAACGCCCTCTCACATGCCACATCCACCGCCTTGCCAGAGGTATGCGAACCGGTTGGCCTACCGTCTGCCAACTTTGCCGCCTCAATCGGATGATCGGGTGATCGATACCCCGACGTAATCGTCAACGGCTTACCCACTGCATCTCGCAACTTCTGCAACTTATCCATCAGACCCTCATCCACCCGACACATACCCGTTGCCGAGCATTTCATCTCGTCAAACGAGAAGTTCGGCCAGCGGCTTGAAGGCCATTCGGCCTGATGGTAATCAATTTGCATGATGCAAAAATACCGAAGTAGAAATCGCACAAGAGATACAGTTGTGCAGTACATGCATTTTTTTTAAAAAATTTTCAGAGAGATAAAAAAAAATTTGACAAACGGTTTTCACGGAGTTATGGTTGGGGGGGTAAGGGGGGGCAAACCGGTTAAACACGTCACCATTTATAACCGGTTAAACCGGTGTACCCAGTGTACCCAGTTATAACCGGTTAAACCGGTGTACCCAGTGTACCCTACGCTGACAAAACGTGTACCCCACCCAACCACCCATGGCAAATAAGAAAAGTGTCACATTTTAACCCAATCACCCGATAACACGGTGACACAGTGTACCCGGTGTACACACCTCCACAACATTCGCTCACGATACAAGCTCGCCCACGTCCAGCGTCACCATTTCGGGCATAGTCACCACGTCACGTATGGACAAATTATGGTGCTGAGATGGACACGCATATGGACGGGTATATACGGGTTCGTGTGCTTTTGACGGCACCCCCGGTCGCTTCGCATCGAGGACCGGCCACAACCGAAAAGCAGCCCAAAGACAATCCAAAACCAACCCAAAAACAAGCCGTCTATATTGCCCGTTATAGACGCTTAGACGCTTACCAGGATAGACTATAGACAGACCGGTGTTGGCATGTTGTCGCATTCTTTGCGCTATATTGAACACATTGAAATTGATTGATTGCGTTGAATTGGATTGCGACTTCAAGTATCAGCGTTAATGATTCTCAAGCGTCAGCATCGATCAAGCGTTCACTGTTGCGTTAAGCAATCGTCAAGCGTTACCCACTCGTAACTCGTTGCAATATGTCGCAAGCGTTTCCAGGTGACAATGCCGACAATGCACAAAAATAGGCCCATTAAGCGCAATGCCTAACGGGCCTAAATCTGTTACTCTGTTAGGCAAGTCTACTCGTGTGCACCGCCTGGATACCTTTTGACGTAGTTCTTAGCTTCAGCCAATGTGCGAAAATAGCGTACGTGAATTTGACCGAAATGATAGCCGTTATTCTCGTTGCTTGCCTCGTTTAATTCTTTAATAAATTCACGATGTTTTTGAATATTTATTTTTTCAATTTTGCAATCTTCAACGTAGGTTTCTATGTTGACCTTATAAAATATCATTAACGCAAGCCTTTGTTTTAAGCGAGTTATTTGGTGGTCTATTTTATCGCGTCTAATGCTCTTTGGAATAAATAACAGTGAATCGATACCCACGACAATAAAGCAATAAAAACACCTAAATCGTTACCAAAAATCTTGTCTAATAGTTTTTTCATTAGGCTATCTCCTCGTCGTAAATATCCGACGTATACCACAAGCCGAAAGCGTTATCGTGCCAAGCCCAACAAGTCAAATCTGTTGTGCAATACTCGTTAAGTAACTCTTCTAAATCTCTTTGTAACTCGTCGAAATACTCGTAAAAAAAACGGCCAAAACTTTCCAATTCGGCCATTGTTGGCAATTTGTTTTTTGGCACTCCAAACTCTAACGCAATTTGTCGCATTTTTTCACTAATCGCGTCTTGTGTATAAACTCCATGACTGTTGTCAATCCATGCTCCAATATACTTTTCGATATTTGTTTTATCCATGCTGCACCAAAACTTTCTCTACTGATGGATAAGCGGAATTGTCGTTAAAAAAGTCTATAATTTCAATACGCTTTTCCTGTAGTATGTGGTGGCTAATTCCAGTTACACCGTCATTGCTGTCGATTTCGAGTAACTCGTCAAAACTCGACAATTCACAATCATAATCTTCGTTGAACTCTTCCAAACTATATTCCGAAAATTCACAACATAAAGCTATCGGATCAAACTCTATATGTTCGCCAATGTCGTCGGACAAAGCGTCAAGATGTTGGAATAACAATCTTAGTCCACCATATGAAAAATTGTCTTTCCTGACGTTTTGGAACTCGTCAATAAATTTCTGTTGATGTAGCGAATAAATAATAGCCATTGTTAGGCCTCCTTTAGGTTAATAGATGCCCCTAATATAATATACTGAGTATATATGTCAATAAAATAATTTATATATATATTTCTCTCTCTTTTTGCTTGCCGATCTCGTCGCCAAAACTTGACCAACAAGACAGCAACAGAACCAAACAACAACAAGCGTCAACAATGCCGGCATATTGATATTATTTGTCAACTATTCGCCATAAATACAAAAAAACAAAACAATTACATATAAATAGATTGATGCCAACAAGATCCGATTAGGATTGGATTAGATTAAAACTGATTGCGATTGGATTACAGTCGATTGCAGCAACCGGTAGATTAGATTGGATTGGATTACCTGGCAATCAGATTGGATTGCGCTTGACATAAAACAATACTGAGTATATATTACCGGTATCTATTAATCTAAGCCGAAAGGACGGCCAGTATGAAAGTCACACCAATCAAGCACCCACTACCCTATCGTAGTCGCACGGATGCGGATCGGTTGATTGCCGAATTGATTGCCGACGATCAACAAAACGATTGCACTTACATCGCTCACCCCATACAACCAGGTAGCCGGTATTACGTCGTGATTGCCTATGACGATACTGGACGCTATCGCGGATCAATCAGATAAAGGATTAGCCATGCAAAAAATTAAACAAGAAATATTAGAAGAGATTACACTTTGGGCGGTATCTAATTTTCCAGACGACGTAGGTGAGTTTTTAGACCTCAGTGATGAAGAGATACAGATAATAAACCAAAATTTGACGTTTAAACTCTTTGCGAAAGCGGAATAGCCATGAGCGCAACAACAGTCGGCGAACTAGTTAAATATTTCAACGATAGCATTGAGGAATCTCGTATTACTCTGGATACACCTATCCATATTGTCGATACGGACGGATTTGATACCGTAGCAATTTGGGGTGTTGGCGACTATGAAATCTTAGACCACAAAGCAGTGCGGTTGTATGCTTCGTATCGCGAAAACTATTTTGAAGAAAAAAGAGAGGAATAGCCATGCCAGATAAATACCGTAGGCCATTACTCGATTCGCATCAGATTGCCGAAGTGCTTAAACAGTTTAACGGTGCGCTAAAAGCGGACGGATTGGCACCGGTAAATTACACTGGTGTAACGGAGGCATTGATTGCTCAACTTTTCGCATCAGAATTGAAAAAAGCCGATCCAGAATTTGACACGGAATCATTCATCAGAGACATACAAGAATAATTTTAGGAATCCCACACTTTTCATTATAATTTTAACAGTTAAACAAACGGAGGAATCACAATGGCTAAAACAATCACCAAACTTGCCGATCAACTTGCACCGGTTTTCACCACGATAACAGAAATACGCTTAAATGATCCGGAGCTGTATGCCCGCATCGGAAAAGCAGACAGTCTACTTCTAGAGGCACTCACGGAACTTATGTCCGAAATGGACGATCAGGAGTTAGCCCAGTGGACTAAAAAGATTGATCACGACAAGGTTACTATACCGGTAAAAATGGAGAAATCATAATGGTATCAGCAAACGATAATGAGATAAAAGAGCCAGAAGGTGTGCAGTATAGCAGTCGCAACACTAACATTAAATACGAAGACGATCATTTTAATGACGGCATAGGTGAAGACGAACCGCCTACCGATACGAATCTACAGATCAAGACGTTTTACTACTCAGCACGGGCATTAGAGCGTATTGAGTTACAGTTGTCCAGCATGGGCAAATTGCACGATCTCGTTAAAAGGGTTGAAGATCATTATAACGAGTATACAGAGAATGGCGAACAGATAAACCACGAACGATATGATTACACCTCTACCCTCACGCTTGAAGTCGAAGATGCGAAACAGTTGGTCGAAGATTTACAAAATGCAATTATAGTAGCCGAAACCGCTACAGCAGAGTATCGCGCCTATCAATCCGCTAAGTTCAAGCAAGATTATCCAGAAATTGAGGCCGACAATGACTAAATCAATCACCATATCACTACCCGATAACGATTACGCTCACCCATTATACGTGCCAAACGTCAAACGTGCATTTATCCAATATGATCCAAAGGCTAACACGTTATATGCTGATTATGCTATAGATAACAGTGAGTCAACAGCAGTGTATAACGGCACTGTAACCGAATGGTCAATCTCAACTGAATTGAATAGAGGCAAAATTGAACAGTTGCTTGATTTGATTAAAAAACATATTGAGCAAGGCACATTGGAACTGGACGACATTGGTTTTGGCTTAGAATTAACGCACAATACACGTAATCCAAAATTAGTAGAATTGCAACAAACTGCTGATCCTTTTTACGGCATGGATAGTGCTGGTGGAATCTATGACGCTTATGATTGGGTTGGCTTGGGCGGTGAGGAACAGTGGTATGGGTCACGCACGAAAGAAGAAACGCTGAGTGAATTGATTGACGATACGGATACAAAGCTAAAGCAATGGTTTTTTGATCTTGACCATGAAGAAGAGGGTGCGGACGGCAATAGGCATTGGTGTTCGCAAACCGACGCTACAATCTTTGGCCTATTGGATTACTGGCGCGAACGTGTAGACGAGTATCGTGCGGAAAAGGCGACGGTGTAGCCATGATTGACCAAGTTAAGTTGACTAAAAACGACATTCAAGAGTATGAGGCTATAATATTTGATCGGTATACGGGTAGAGCAGAACGAGAAGATTTAATCCTTTTATTGCTGGAAAATCAAAAAACGCCCCACGATTTAAAAAAGCAACTACGAGAGTATGCTAATAAGTTGGATATAATCTTTGCTCGTAGTGGGCCAAATTGGTCTTTTAAAGAGATTGCAGTTTTATCTGCCGGTCAACAGTTTAAATTAATAGAAAAACGAACAACCAAAGAACATGCTCTTGCTAAACAAGAAAATGATTGGTGGATGGTTCAGTTCGATAATGGCACGGAAGGCTGGGTACTGTCTGAGGATATAGAGGTGCAGCCATGACTAACATTGCTGTTTTGCCTCACCCGTCGGCTGATTTGCTTGAACCCTTCCTTGAGTCGCAACTGGCCTCATCTACCCGGCAAGCGTATCGGGCCGATTTGGTTGCTTTTTTTGGCACTACATTGGTTACGGTGGACCAGGTTACCGGTGTAGCCGTAGAGGACGTTGAGCAGTTTCGTAACGATTTGATTGCAGCAAATGCAAAAAATACAACCGTCAACCGTAAGCTAACCAGTTTACGCGGTTTTTATAGGCGTATGGTAGCCAAAGGCATTGTTAAGAAAAACCCAGCAGATCCAGCACTGGTGCGTAACATGAAGGTATCGGATAGTTCAGTAGGCAAAGCGATTGCGACTAAACATATCAATGCTATGCTTAGATTAGCTCAGTCGAACACAAACGAGCTAATGGCCAAGCGTGATTACGCATTGATGCTGGTGCTACTCTATGCCGGATTACGTCGTGCTGAGGCGACAAGATTGCGTTGGTCGCATATACGTGAAGAGGGTTCGCATTTGATTGCAGTATTACCAAATACTAAATCCGGTATGGAGCAACACGTCAAATTATCGCCAGTGATTGTTAAAGCCCTGCAAGCCCTACGGCAAGCGTATCAGGATCAATTTGATTACGTGTTCGTTTCTCTATCCACGCTCAACTACGGCCGATCTATGCGCCCTGCTACCGTAACAGATATTGTTAAAGGGTATGGTAAACAGATTGGCATTGACATATCCGCGCACTCGTTCCGGCATACGTGTTGCACGTTAGCGTTTGAGGGTGGAGCGCAACCACAGAAAGTTCAAGGCCATCTACGTCATGCGGATCTCAAGACTACGCTTAGATACTATCAGGATCGTGATTCGCTTGACGATAATGCAACCGATTACATTACGACCGGAGACAACAATGAGTGAGGAACTAACACCGGGTAAACGCATTAAAGAGGTGCGAAAAGAATTAGGAATAACGCAAGTTCAGTTTGCCGAAACATTAGGCGTTACGCCAGCCATTGTAAACCGGTGGGAGTCTGGCAAACAGGAACCGTCGGAAACGATTGTAAAGTTTGTTGATTTGATTGCAACCTTGAAGTCTGGCCGTGATTGGGTTAGATTACATGTGCCAAAAGCTACTGGCTAACGCCATAGGCTTCAGGTTAATAGATAGCAGTCGCTAATCGGATCGACCGGTTGGCGGCTGTTTTTTTGTATATCTTGTAACGACATTGTATATACATTGCTATACGTTTGCCAGTTGGCAATTAATTTTATTAAACTTTTTTCCACCTACCTGTTGCCTGTAGACATCCGTTTTCTAACTTTTTTGATGCACACTTGCACAGCTTTTCCATGAATAAACTGGTCTATGCGTGTCTAACTAGCCAAATATGGACTAAAAATGGTGCATTCTTGCATCAATTATGGATGCCTACAGACCGCCAAAATAAATTTGCAATGCTAAATGTGCAGTGGTATTATACTCACCACTGGAGGCCAATATGCAAAACGACATTGTAGATTTGATTTCAAAAAACATGAAAATAATGATTGAACGAATGTCGATGAGCCAAAACGATTTAGCCGACAAGTCTGGCCTTAATCGTACAACCATCAATAAAATTGTTGCACGGAAAAAAATTTGTAACATTGAAACCCTTGAAAAGATTGCAAACGCATTTGAGGTTGAGCCGACATTTTTGTTACGGCGAAACTTAGATATGATTGTGCTTACCGGCATTAAAGCAATCGACACTGCCATTGCTGAAATAAATAATAATCTGTATAAAGGGCCGAGAGCAAAAAAAATTATCGGAAAATATTTCGCCAATGACTATCGCATTAAATATGTCGAGAAACATGTGGACGATCCGGAACGACTTGGGCCGGGGTTAGATGAGGAACTCAAAATCAATGATGCTGGAGAAAAGGCAAATCACAACCGTGCAAACATTGTCCGGTCTGCGTGGATCACGGGCGACCTGGTGCATACGCTGCTGGAAGTTCGACAAAACGCCACGTTTAGCGGACAAAGTGTGGCAAGTGCAATCCATGCTGCTACGCAGTTTGAAATTACGGCATTGATAGATACGTGGCTGTTTGTCCATACGTTAAACGCCATGAGATATGACGGAGCGCCGGTAATAATTAAGCGGAGATTGTTAAAATATTTAGATCAAAAAATAGAATAAAATAAAAGAGGCCCACGCGGTGCGCTAACACCGTGTAGGCCAGTAACAATCCACCTCACTCGCAAAAGATTGGAGCATTGTATGTTTTCAAAAGTAGTAAACAGGTGTGCAATAGTCAAATGGCTAAAGTTGCACGGCTACACACTCGCCCTCTCCATCACATCGCTTTACGTTTTCGCGTTTTTGATTGTGCCTTTTTTGTTTGAGGTGCTGAAATGACAGAAATGCGAACCTTTCCACCCAAATTAATTTTTGACAGTAAGGTTGTTGAAGTAACCAAAGGCAAAGACAACCGGGGCGAACCTACTACCCTACTGCCTGACGGTACGGCGCACGACCTCGTTCTCAATTACGACACGCCGCTTGAAAAGGATGGCAAATACGGGCCGTATTATATATATGCCGTAGACCATCAAGGCGTGACCCATACGATGTTCTGCAACCCTCGCCAGCATGAGGCAATCCAGAATGCCGGTGGACATCGTGGCTCTACTATTCATGTCCGATGTGATCGAGAAGAGTTTACCGGGCGTGATGGTAGCCAGAAATTTGCGCCGGTCTGGACGGTTACCTGCACCGCTGCACCCAACACAACCGTAGACAGTTTTCTTGCCTCAGAACAGACCCAACAGGCGGCACAACAAGCCACAGAACAACTCAAGCCAACCGATGCACCTCAACCACAAGCCGACCTGTTAGGCGGTGATCTATGAGTTTGCCAGACGTAGGCTTTCGGCCTGACACGCCTACTGCTCTCACGATTATCGATTGCGCCGTTTGGCCCTATACCGTGCAAGCCGGAACAACGCAAGCCAAGTTCAAAGTTGATGCCCATTCTGACGTTCTCAAACAATTACAACCAATGTCGATTGCACAAGGCGATACGATCCAGGTCACGGCCACAAAGCGGAGCAACGGGTTCGTAGCGTTTGCGGTTGAGATGATTGCACGGCATCGACCGGAACCAAACACGGAAGAACATGCCCAATGGAAATACGACGGCATCGTGTTGATGATGCGCCGTTGTATTGCTTCTGCGATTACTAACTGCAAAGCAAACAACTTGGAGCCTACATCGGAACTAGTCGGCCCAATGGCTACGTCCATGTTTATCCAGTGCTGCAAAAGTTTCGATGTGAATTATCTGATCGGCAATCCGGATGACCTACCATTCTAAGCTCGTTATCAGAGGAGCCATGCCCAATCTCAATACAGTAATAGCTGCAACGAAGAAGCATTGGTCGCACTATAGCAAAGAGAAAAAGCGTTGGACTCAGATGGTGCGCGTCGAGGCGTTAGCACAAAAGCTCACACCCATCACGCAACCGGTGTGGGTCAGGTCAGAATATTACTCAAAAAACAGACGCGCCGACCCGGACGGAATACGCATAGCAGCTAAGTATATCCTGGACGGATTAGTTGAGGCACATGTGCTACCCGACGATTCGCAAAAATGGATCATCGGTTTTGTGGATCGTTTTAGTGTAGACAAAGATGACCCACGAATCGAAGTCGAGTTAATGCCGGAGCCAGAAGGCGTATGAGCAACCAGTTGTTGGTCGAGAAAACAGACGGCTACCTACTCAATGTTTACGCAGATCAAATCGTGGACGTTGTGCCATCTGTAGAACCCGAGCGGCAACCGTGTGCCATCGTAATGCGTTACGGTGATCCGGTGCTGTTATCGGAAGAAACGAATGTGATACCCATTATCGAATGGTGGATTGAAAACTTAGAAAAGTCACGAACACGCATCACACCAGTGGGGGCGTGGAGCGTATTGGGGGCCGGGTCGTCCGGCTGCGCTCAGTGACTTAGGGGTGGGCCGGAATTAGCCCCTCTGGCCTACCCCGTCTAATAAAAAAATGGAGGTAGTAATGGAAGAGTATACAGCAACAACATTGGAACGAGCCAGACACGTTCTCAAAAAGTTTCCGCTATCGGACGGTGCTAAAATGGCAATAGGTAAAGACCTTGAATACGGTTATACATGGGCTGCGCTTGAGCAAAACAAACGCGCACTCACCGCAGAATTACCGCCGCGCAAACCGGGCGTGTTTACCGTTTTTTCGCTTGAAGGTCACACCTTAAACCTCACCGGCAAAGCCCTCAAACAGATGATTGAAAATGCCAGAAAAAGACACCGAAACACGCAAGCCCGTATTGACGCTTTCGCAACACGCAGCAATAACATTGCACAAAATGATCCAGGAAAAATCGCGCACGATACCGCCCGCGCAGAACGTGAGCAACGAGACTACGAGGCTGGCATTAGAAATACTTTCAAAGTTGCTGGATGGGGCGACATGGAATTCACCTTTGCTGATGAAAGCGATTATAGAACTGATCGAAGAAGAGGTGACGTGGCTGAAACGCCAGACGATACAGCACCAGTGGCAGATGGAAAACCGACCGCAACCGGCAGTGCGATATCAGACCAAAGGGCCGGAGCCACTGGAGTTATCGACTCCGGTCTATCGACGACTGAAAGAAGTGGGCCTCAGTTACAGCCACGAAACGAAAATGTGGTCTGGGTGGCAGACGGACGAGATGGTCATAACCGCAAACGAATTGTTGTCCGTGCAGGGCAAGCTGATTTAACAGGTGAGCTATGAAACCGCGCAAGTATGGTTGGGCAGACAAAGCTGCTCCATATAAGTCATGGCGCTATCAATGGAACGTATCGGGTGTGCATGATGTAGACCAGATCGAATGGCGTGGTGACTACCCTGTTGCCCTGCTTGAGTTGACCACTCATCGGCACATCAATTTGAAGGTAAAAGACAAGGTGGCGCATCGGTTATGGCATCAGTTTTCCGGTAAGAAACTACGCCATGTAGCCGAGGCATTAGGCGTTCCATTTTACATCGTCCTCATGGATTTTAACGTGGAGAAAATAAGCGTATGCCATCAAACAAGTCCGGACGCAAACTGGGTCGATATGTCAAGAGATGTCTACCGGCACTGGCTCTCATCATTGGAGCCATTGCCATCTACAAAAAAATTAAACGCAACCAAAGTTATGAACAGCCCATAGGATTATGACGGCCTACTACAACGAAAACGACAAACAAACTTGTGCCTGGTTGCGAGAACTGATTAAACAGGATCTAATCGCACCAGGTGACGTAGACGAGAGAGACATTAGAGATGTTAGATCAGATGAACTTATTCAATATGAACAAATTCACCTCTTCGCCGGCATCGGGGTCTGGAGCTACGCACTCCGACAAGCCGGATGGCCGGACGATAGACCCGTCCTCACCGGATCATGCCCATGCCAACCCTTCTCATCAGCCGGCAAAAAAGACGGAACAAAAGACACGCGACACCTCTGGCCCGAAATGTTTCGACTCATCGCCGGTCTACCAAAGAGCCAAAGAGCGCCAACAATCTTTGGAGAACAGGTTGCACAAAAAGCTGGTCAGGCTTGGTTCGACGTTGTACAAGCAGACTTGGCGAGAGAAAACTACGCCGCAGGGTTGGTCGTTTTTCCAGCTTGTAGCGTCGGCGCACCGCACCTCAGACAAAGACTCTACTGGTTCGCCGACAACGTGGAACAGTCCAACCGCGATGGACGGCAACAGAGGGCCACATGCCATAACGATGGACGAAAACGGCAACGCCCAACGGATCAGCAAAACGACCGGTACAAAGTTTGGAATGACACTGGTGACACAAAGCCAGCTGACGGCTTGGAAAACACCCGTAGCAAACGACCAGACGGGCAGTCAATACTGTTACAACAAAAACAAGGAAAAGATCCTCAAACTTCCGGGCGAGGCTCAACTGACGGGGTGGCCAACGTGCAATGCAAACGAAACCTGCGAGAAATTGGAGACAGTGGAAAAACGGAAAAAGAAACACAAAGCGGAAGGCAAAAAAACGCCGGGGCTAATGAAACTTGGCACAACAGTCCAACTGACGGGGTGGCCAACAACGCTGGCATCGGATGCGAGGGGGTCAGCCGGAGCGGAGCCACGCAAGCAAGCAAAAGAATTACCAAACTGTGCGAAACTAACAAATTGGGCAACGCCAAACACGATGGATACCCTGCCAGCACGGAGTCAGGAGGCCATGATGAAAATGACAACCAACCATCGCAAGGGGCGCACGGCTCCGGCGAACCTGCGAGAACAGGTACATCCGGAATCGTTCGAGGCGATGATGATTGCGAACGGCATGACCCCTCCTCTATACATGCCGGCCCGATTAACGGCTACTGGCGAGATGCAGATTGGATCTGGTGCAGAGACGAAAAGTGGAGGCCAGTTGAACCCGGCCTTGCCCCGTTGGTTGATGGGGCTTCCGCCAGAGTGGTGCGATTGCGCGGTTTTGGCAACGCCATCGTCGCGCCCCAGGCGCAAGCGTTCATAGAATCCTACATGGAGACAGAATAATGCACAACCTACCCATACTTGGCACGGCACAAGTTTCACACATGTTTAGCATACCCGTACGCAGACTTACCGCGTTTGCCGATTTGCAGATCGTCGATCATCACGACCAGCGACCCGGCACGGGCAACACCAGACGCTACAGCATTGCAAACCTGATGATGACCAAACTCGCGTGGAACTTGCAAAGGCTTGGCGTAGCTCCAAAAAAGCTATCACGCAAAGCAGAGTTATTGAACATTGGCATTAAGAGGTATTTAGATGAAACGAAAAGCTCATCAAGATATATGTCGCTCTATGTTACGTCAGATTTGGCTGTAAAAGTATCGTGGCACACCAGCACCACTTTCACGTATCCAACGTCCATACTGATCGATTTAAAAATGCTGCACGACGACGTAATGGACGCGCTCAATAAACAATCGGACATCTTATGCCAGATGAAATAATACTCGAGCATGAAATGGTAATAGTGGTCGAGGTTACCGCTGAAGTTTTAGGTAAGAACCGTGCCGACACATTCGACGAGCCGGGTGAGTGCCAGTATTCCGGTGATATAAAAGTCATTTGGAACAACGAGGACATCACAACAAAACTTGATGAAAATGACATGGAAGAAATCAGAAACCACATAGACGGAGAAATTCAATATCGAGGAGCAACCGATGGATAAACGACAATTTAGAGATACGCACAACACGCCAGTGACTCCGGCGCAACAACGGGTGCTGGATGTCATACGGCGACACTTAGAGGAACATAATCGCACACCAACCATCCGGCAGATATGTGAAGAGCTTGGCTTGAAGTCTACGTTCTCTGTCAGCACCCAGATAAACCGTTTGCAGAAAAAGGGTCATCTGGCATATGGGCCAAGAGTCGCATTGTCTGATCGGTATCGCACCGTTGTATTGGAGAAAAGCGAATGACAGATAAAACAGACCAACTCAAGTTGCTGACCGTGCCAGAAGTGGCAGAGATGTTGTCGATTTCGGAAAGCCATGTATACGCATTAAAAGCAACAGGAAAATTAAAATTTATTAAAATTGGGCGCTCAACTCGCTACAAACGCACCGATATTGAACGATTCATAAACGAGCGGATTGACCAGTTAAAGTGACATGTATTAAGGAGATATTAAGGAGATAGCACATATCTAAACCAAAACAACCACCTACAAATTAATGTAAGTGGTTGTTTTTTATGGCTCCGGCGGTTGGATTCGAACCAACGACCAAGTGATTAACAGTCACTTAACGTAGAGATTTGAGCTTTTAATAAAAACAACGACTTACGTGTTTACTGCTTGTATAGTAGTGTTAAATGTAGTATATTGAACTACACAAAACTGCACAAAACTATGCCAAATGAGCATTGCACTAAGGAGATATTAAGGAGATGAATAAACCAGCAAAACGATACCACGAAGGCAATGTTGCTTATTTCAAGCGCACTCAAAAAGGCGAAGGAAAATATTGGCATTGTCAATATACAGACCCCTCTACTGGCAAACAAGTATCAAAAAGTCTAAGGTGTACAACAGTAAGAATGGCGCGTGAAAAAGCAAAAGAAATCAACGACGCTTTAGAAGGTGGCACGTTAGTAAGGGGCGAAGAGGTGAAAAAAAACAGAGGCGTAACTTTTGCCCAAGTTGCCGAAGAATACTTTAACGGCGATACGAAAGAAACCCCTCTACTTAAAAAAAGAAAACTCAGACCAGCTTGGAAGAAATCCGATGAAACACTAAAACAAGAACGGTCAAAATTAACGTGTCTAACACCGGATCTTGGCAACATGCCAGTGCAGTCGATGACGGGCGAATTTATCTCTGATTATTTAGCAAAGAAGAGTAAAAAAGGTATACGCGGTTTGAAGGGTGGCTGGAAAGAGTCTTCGCGCAATCGTTATAAATCTTTTATATCGTGCGTTATGCACCTTGCTGAACAAAAGAACTATATAAATCGTTGGCCCATGGATGATGTGATACACGTAGAAGAAGTTGTAGAAGAGAAAGAACCACTGACACAAAAACAGTTTGAAATGATGTTGTCATATCTACCCCCTTACGTGCGTGTCATTATGTGCTTTCTTCGTTATACAGGTATGAGAGCCAGTGAACTGCATAGCTTGAAATGGCGTGATGTTAAATGGCCTGACGACGGATCTATCGGCTACATACAACTACGAGCAGCTAACGAAAAAGGAACTAAACTAAGCAAGCGTGATGAAGGCAGAAAAATATACATGACCCGTTACATAAGTGAAAAGTTAGAAGAGATGCGGAGTGGAACAGAATGGGTAATTAACAACCGCAGGGTTATTGTATGGCCATCTGATAAAAACCTTAACGATTTAATCATACCGCACATGAGCATCGCTAAAGCAATAGACAAAGCAGTTGCCAAGTTGACCAAAGCTACTGAAAAATTTAAAGGCGAAAAAAGATGGACGATTGAGAAAGTTACACGCCATCTAATGCGCCATACATGGGCAACGGACATGGCGAAAAACAATGACGTAAAAGATAGCGTTTTGATGCGAATGGGTGGATGGTCATCGCATTCAATGATGATGCGCTATGCCAAAGAAGAAGACAACTTACAAAAAGAGGCCGTCAGCAAACTGGACGGATATGGAGATCCTGGAGATACCAATTTAGAAGTCATCAAATCAGCCTAATACAAAGACCGCACCGGGCGTGGCAACACCCACACGAATCGCCACAAGAAGTTAAAGCCCGGTACGGCCATTTGTTATTAAGCGTGGGCATCTACATAGGCTTGCCCCAGCACATATGCGGCGGCTACCAGTGCTACAGGCCATGTGACCTCGACTGCACCGGTTCCGGCTGCTGCTGTGATGGCAGCGGTTACGCCTAACTTTCGGCTACCAAGTTTTTCTTTTAAATCATTCAACAGTTTCATTGTTTTCGCTTTCTGCACTGGCATCTGCCTGTAGGCTCTCCAGTGCCGTTATTGCGCCACTTTGACGTTGTATCAGGGCGTTCAGTTCCGTCACTTTTGTTTGCGCCTCCTGGAGCATCTGGAGCGCTTCCTGACGGTTGTTTGTTAGCTCGTCGATTTTGTTTACAACAGCCGATTCGGTCATCGTCCTCTCCTGTGGGTTTGTTAATTTTATCTATCGTTTTTTTGCTGTCTTTGCACTCTTGCGAAACGCCTTTGCCGTGGGCGCACCTTTAGTGCCGGGTTTCCTCATCTTTTCACCCGATCCACCGGCTATCCTTTTCCGTTTGGCATGGATATTCGCGTATAATCCTCGTTTAGCCATAGATCACCATTTCGTTTTATGGCTCCAATAACGAGCCGACATTTTAGATGGTTTAGAGTCTTGAGCATTGTGTCTCGCGTAGTAGGATTTACGCCTCGCTTTCTGCTTTGCTGACGTAGGGTTCTTACCTGCACCACGCACCCCTTGTTGCCCGAATCGAATGGTTTTGGTTTGACCGCCCGACTTAGCCACTACCACATGCGACTTGGTTTTGTGGTTAGGCGTTCGCTTGGGTTTGTTGTAGGCGCTGACCCCTGCTCTTGCGAGTTTCGGATCTCTCTTTGCTGGCATTAGCGACCTCGTTTTTTGCCTTTTGGCTTGCTCTTTTTACGCGCTTTAGCAGCGGCTTTTTTTCCGCTCGTTGTATATGGAAATTTCTGACCCTTAACCATTGGCATGGTTAGTCTCCTTTGTTAGTGGTAAGTAAGTCCAGTTCGCGTTCAATTCTTAGCGACCCTAAATCGCTGTTAGCTACATTCAGTAAAGTGCCTGACTTTATATTGCCGTCCTCATCAACGTGATACACGTAAAACGTGGTCGATGTCAGCGATGTTTTGCTGATTCTTGCTGGTCTTCGATCTCCACCTACCTGTATGTAGCATGTCTGATTCTCATCGTATTTTGATCCAAAAAAGACCGTTGCACCGGCCAGTATATTTTCAATCGTGTTACGCAAAAAGAGCAGAAACAAGCCAATAATAAACAACCATGAATACTGCTCTACCAGCAGACCGATACCGGACTGTTCGCTAAATTTTTGTAGAGCCTCTGCTGCTTCTGTTTCCATCTTTTTTTGCCATTCGCGCCTTTGGGCTACGTTTGTCTTTTAGACGCTTTCGGTTCAACAATTTTTCTAACCACGACCAAAAGCGGTTCATTTTATTTGCTACCGTTGGTCGCCTTATAAACTTCAGCAAAAGTGACCGTCATTAGCCATACAATGACCCCGTAGACCGCTTCGTGATTCCAAAACTCCATCCATTTCTTATCGGCCCCGTTTCGTGCAAACGGAAAACCGATTGTATGCCAAAGCTGGTATAGGATGGTCACGCATATCGTTGCTCCACCTGACCAGGCGGCCGCTTTTTTCGATTCATCAGCAGCCTTTTGCCGTTTGGATAGTGTCACAATAGATCGCTTGGCGTGTTTTAATTCGCCCTTCAATTCATCGCGGTCGTTGCGATATTCCTTGGCGACTATGTTTTCACTTGCCACCATTTTACGCAGATGTTCGATCTCTTTTACCGCCTCGACGTATAGCCTTCTTTGACGCTCTGCGCTCGGTATCTGCTCTGGAGGTGGATACTTGGCCGGACTCATAGCGTTTAGCTACCTAATGTGGGCTTTGTGCCTGATGGAAACTCAGAAGTACTGGGCCAGTCACGTAATTCTTGGCGTAGCCGAATATAGGCATCACGCTGTGGATGATCTGTCAATGGAACGATAAAATCAGTGTCCAATAACTGCCTATCTCGCCATACACGCGCAGACGATTCTTTTTGGTGATCGGTTGGATCAGGCGGAAGTACTTCTGCATACGTATCGCCCTCAGAGGTGTTTGCTCTAACAAAATCAAGGTCTGCAATGATCGTATTAGTCGATCCATCTGCATAGTTTATTTTATATACACTCATTTTTTTCCTTTCGTTATCAACCCATGCTAATCGGATAGACCATAACGCAACCTTTGCCACCGCGCCCTGAGTA